CCAGGCTTGAAGCCATATCTACTAGAGTTTGGTGGTGCTTCTATCAGTTCAATATATGAGTCTATCAATCACACCATTGCCAGCATAGACAAGATGGCCAACACTGGTGCGGTTCGTGCCACAGAAAGCCGCACAATGAGTGGCATTGCCATGGAGACAGAGTTTCAGCTACTTAACGCTAGACTCAGTGAGAAGGCTGATAACCTAGAATTAGCAGAAGAACAAATGTGGGATCTGTGGTTTAGATATCAAGGTCAACAATGGATGGGAAGCATTGAATATCCAGGTAGCTTCAACATACGTGATACCAGCAGTGAGATCCAACAGTTGGCATTAGCCAAGAACACCGCCACTGATCCTGCAGTATTACGCAAGATTGATGAGCATATCCTAGAGTGGATGGGTGAAGACAAAAGCGATTTACCATTCATAGATCCTAATCCACAGCCAGGTAGAACATACCCAGATGGTGAAGAGATCAATGCTAATCTGCCTGCAGCCTATCAACCAGCATCAAATCCAGAAGTCCCACAAGGACAAAATTGTGCCAACTGTGAATACTACAAGCCAGGTGAGATGTATTGCACCAAGTTTGATGCTCCAGTTCGTGCAGTCTATTGGTGTGCCAAGTGGGAGCCATATGAAGAAGAGGAAGTAGTTTGAAACTCAAGCACAGTGAGATCCGTGACTGGAGAATAAAACAGTTAGTAACACAGGATCATATCTGTGCGTTATGTGGTGATACTATTGAACCCACAGAAGCTGTGTTGGATCATGATCACAAATCAGGCTTATTAAGGCAAGTGCTCCATAGGGGCTGTAATTCAATGTTAGGCAAGATAGAAAACAACACCGCAAGATCAAGGATGACACCTCAAAGACTAAAAGTGTTTGCACAAAATCTCATAGAGTATATAACAACATCACACACTGAGGTCAGACATCCCACACATAAAACCATAGAGGAGAGAGCGATGATGAAAAAAGCAATGGGCAGAGGCCGTGGACGAGGCAAGAAGCCACCAAAACGTTAATTGGCTAGAATACTTTGAGAGCATTCAACGAGAATGTCCTTGGAGCCTGGCAGCATACAAACGTGACCTAATTGACATAGTTGATTGGGTTCCAGGCAAGCCTATCGCAGGGCTTGGTGAGTATTCTGCTAGGATGTATGTCATGGACTATCCTGACAGCATTATTGAAGCCATGGCCACAGAACTAGACACACAGGATCTAGACTGTGAGTGGCTGTTTTCATATCCTGGATATGGTGAATACGCCACTCCTGTGAGTGTGTTGATTCAGCAGGATAGATCTACGCTCACAAAATTGAGATCACAGTTAGACGTGGAATAACTACATAACACAGCATTTTACTGTGAGATGCTATAAATAACATATTAAACACTCCAAGGAGGCGATGCACAATGTCAGATAATACATTGGTAACAGACAACGCAACTGATGCGGCAACTGAACAAACTGAAAATCAGGCACAAGCGACAAAAACTTATAGTCAGCAAGAAGTAGACAACATGATGGCCCGTATGAAAGGGTCGTTGGAAAAGAAACTCTTGAAGCCCTATGAAGACTTAGGCGACCCTGTTGAACTTAGACAACTTCGTGAAGAAGCTGCCAAGAAACAGCAAGCAGAAGCAATCAAGCGTGGGGAGTTTGAAAAGACACTACAAGAATTAGCCGCTAAAAAAGATGCTGAAATCTCTAAGAGAGATAGTGTCATTAAAGAATACAAAGTGAATGTGCCTATTCTATCAGCCGCTGCCAAATATAATGCGGTAAATGCTGAACAGGTTAAGGCTCTACTCTCAACAAATGTAAGACTTAATGATAATGGTGATGTAGAAGTAGTAGATGCAAAGGGGAGTGTCCGTTACAATGACAAAGGTGAAGGCCTTGGCGTTGAGGACCTAGTGCGAGAATTCTTAGATTCCAATCCGCATTTCAAACTTGCTAACCCTACAACTACAAATTCCAAAAGCAATATTGTAAACAAGGGCAATGCTCCATTAGACGTGTCTAAATTAGATATGAACAATCCAGAACATCGTGCCTTGTATAGAGAACATAGAAAGACACAGGGTCTTTCCTAACTTAACTAAAGGAGTCTTAAATGACTATTACTAACACAACAACCCTCAACGACCTATTGCCAAGTATCGTTGCAGAAGCATTATTCGTGGCCAGCGAGAAGTCTATCATGCGTGGACTTGTTCGCAACTACACATTGGCAGCAGGACAAGGTAAGACTGTTACAGTTCCTATCTATCCCAAGCAGACAGCGGCTGCATTGACTGAAGGTACTGCACCCTCATTCACAGCAATCTCTACAGATGGTGCTACACTAACTGTATCAGAAGTTGGTCTAACTGCACAGATCAGTGACTTGGCTATCATGGCTTCTAGTTCTAATGTAATCAGCGACATTGGTCGTTTGTTTGGCGAAGCAATCGCTCGCAAGATGGACGCAGACTTGTTGGCATTGGCTAACGGCCTATCAGTAACTGTTGGTGGTGTTTCCACAGCGGCTACTCCAGCATTGCTTTTCCAAGCTATTGCTAAATTGCGTAGCCAAGGTTACGACACAGCCAATGACTGTGCTATCGTTCTACACCCTAATGTGGCTTATGATGTTGCCAGCGTTTTAACATCTACTTTTGCCGCTCCTGCGTCAATGGTTGGTAATGACGCATTGCGTAACGGCTTCATGGGTATGCTAGGTGGCGTGCCTGTTTATCAGTCTAGCTTGATTGCTCAGTCAACTGCTTCTAGCAATGCAACTGGTGACTATGCTAACTTGATTATGCACAAAGATGCATTTGGTCTAGCAATGATGCAAGACATCAAGATTGAATCACAGCGCGAAGCAACCAAGCGTGGCTTTGACCTAGTTGGTTCCGCAATCTACGGTGTTGGTGAATTGTATGATGCTGCTGGCGTATGCGGCATATTTGATTCCAGCATTGAGTAAAGGGGAATAACATGGCCTTCGTAATAGAATCATCAACAGTGATTAGTTTTGCGGAGTTTCAAGACGTCGTGAATAAAGATCAACGACTGTTTGAAGCTAATGAAGGCCTTTCTGACGATGCAATTGAACTACAATTGATCAGAGCCACGGATCGCATTTTATCTAAATTGCGAGCCAGTGCTTGGTGGAGAAGTTATTACATCAAGCGTGACGCATCCATAGTATATAATACCGTGGCAGACGTCCCAGCTTTGGATCCAGATAGAATCATAGCACGTGAAAGTGATTTCACAGACCTATGTGTGTTCACTGCATTGGCAGAATATATCCTTCCATCAATAGCGGATTTTGGTAATCAAGACAGTGCAGAACGCCAGAAGATGGCCTACTACACACAACGAGCAGAAAGTTTGTTTGGTGAATTAATCACAGCTGGTGATTGGTATGACTTTGATAACAGCGGCACAATCGCAAGTTCAGAAAAGTCACCAGGCCAGTTTAACTTAAAGAGAGTTAGATGAGAGCTTCAGTAATTGATTACTTGCAGACCCTGAGTCTAGGCAGTTTCATTGTTAGCAGTGAATTGCCTTTCAGTGAAAGCGGTGTGCCACTATACATAAAGAACTTGAAAAAGATCTATGTAGATGTGGATCAATCTACTTCAGAGAGTCTGATACGAACTTTGAGTGGTGTTAATATCACTAGAGATACTATCACTGTGGTTGTGTATTTTGCCAATGATGCCAAAACCATACCACCAAACTATGATGATGTTGTTGAACTGATTAGAACTGCCAAAGACATTCTACCTACTACCAGTGGTTTCACCAGTAGAGAAGTAGATGTCAGCACCAGTTTTGACACAGACAAACTCATCACAGAAATAGAATTGCGATACATTAAACTAACATAAGGAGCCACACCATGGCATATATTAATCCAGGACCAGGCACAACAAGTCAAATTGTTCTATCAATTGACACAACTGCCAGTTCTACAATAACAGGCTCAGCGCCTGTGACAGCAATTGCTTTAGGCGCAAGTGCATTAGCTGTGCCTGCAATCCAAGACGTGACTGTTAACGCAGCCAACGATATTTTTACTTGGAGTCAACTAGACAGCAGTGCTAAACAACAGGTAGCAACAACTTCTACAAATTCATTAAGCATGAACATTGTGGTTGATGATGCTTCTTTCTTTGGCACCACTCTCAACGCTGCTCAATCAGGTACAGTTGCAGAACAAGGCCTATTAGGTCTAAGCCGCAACAAAACACCAATCTGCTTTACACTGAAGATGCGTGAAAATTCATCTACAGATAGAGTACTGAAAGGACAAGGCTTTATCACTGGTCTTGCACCAACAGTATCAGCAGATGCACCTGTATGGGTATCACCTATCACTATCACAGTGACAGGCGAATACTTGGTTGCTACTTCCTAAGCAATACCTGGGAGCGAACTATCGTAAGATAGACTGAAAGGGGGCGTAAAAACCCCCTTTCTTTTATTACCAACTAAATACAAAGGTAAAAGATTTATGGATGTATTAGATACAAAGAGTGATAAAGAACTGCTTGAAAGCCTCATAGCAGAGATTGCCAAGGCCACAAATGAAGTAAAGTGTGCTCAGGCAGATTTATCCAAAGCACAAAGCCGTATCAAGTTTCTCTTGGTAATGGCACACACAATGATTAACAGACAAAAGGATTAACAGATGAAACTTTCCCAAATTGCAGCCAAACCCAAACTCATAGTATTCTCTCTTGACGACGAAGACACTGTCAAGGAATACGGCGAACCAGTTGAATTTTATTCCTGGGACCGCCAGCCACTTGATATCTTTATGCGATTAGCCAATGCAGATCAGCAGAATCTTGTAGAAATGATCACATTGGTCAAGACATTGATCTTAGATGAAGAAGGCAAAGAAATTATCAAAGATGATAATATGTTGCCCAGCAGTCTTTTGATCAAAGTCATTGCCAAGGTAGTTGAAACTCTGGGAAAGTGATAGGGCAAGACGTTGAATGGGACAGCACAGACACCAGTTTGATGCTGACTCTCAACAATCTCGCCAAGGAATATGGTTTGTTGCCCAGCGAGGCCCTAAGCAGAGCAACAACATTTGATTTATATGTGTTGGATTTGTCAGCAAGATATTTTAGACACAAGCAAGATCAAGCAGACGGCAAGGTCAGTAAGTTAGATAAAACCTACAGTACTGATCAACTACAAAAAATGTTTGATGAGGCCAAGACTTTCAATAAGGAGTGATTATGATTGCAGTAGATATAACAATAGATGATAAACTTACTGCGGTTCTTAAAGGACAGCGAAAAAAGTTAGCCAGTTATCCCAAAGATGCTGAACAACAACTGGTTTCATTAACTCCTATTGATTCAGGCAACGCCCGCAGAAATACTCAACTGGCTGGTCAGACTATACAGTTAAACTATCCATATGCTCAGAAACTTGATGAAGGATACAGTAAACAAGCACCTAGTGGTATGACAAGACCATTTGAGAAATGGGTGAGAAACCGCGCCAAACAAATCTTTGGAAAATAAATCATGGCTATAAATTATGATATTAATGTAAACACCAATCAAGGCATTCAAGCTCTTAATAATCTGCAGACCAAAGTCAGTGGATTGAATACTGTGTTTGGTAGCCTAAAAAATGTTGTTGCAGGATTGGCGTTAGGCAGTGCTGTAAAAAGTGTGATTCTATATGCTGACGGAATTCAAGATCTGTCAGATGTCACTGGCATAGCAATTAAGAATATTGTAGGATTTGGAAAAGCACTAGACGCATTTGGTGGCAACAGCGAGATTGCAAACAAAGCAATACTAAAACTAACTGGTTCTATAGGTGATGCTGCCAGTGGTAATGCAGGATTGCAAGATGCGTTTGCTAGAGTAGGCGTAAGTCTTCAGGATTTAAGAACATTAAGTGAACAAGATTTATTAGCCAAGACCATTGAGGGATTAGAATCTCTCACAGACAAGAGCGAACAGGTATTACTAAAACAACAACTGCTTGGCAAAGAGTTCCGTGGTATAGGTCTTGATGGACTTAGTGCAGCCTATACAAATGCCACAGAAACCAGTGCCAAATATGCAGAAAGCATACAAAAAGCCGCAGAATTGCAAGGTAATCTAGACAAGGCACTTGGTGCTGTAAAATTATCATTACTGCAAACAATTGCTCCAGTGGTTGATTTTATCAACGCATTCAATCCTGAGAAACTACAGGAGTTCATTGACACCTTGGGTAGATTCATACAAGTGCTTGCAGGTCTGTTTATAATTAGCAAAGTGTCTGCAGGGTTAACAGCACTTGGAGCCGCATTTGCTTCTCTTGCTCCTATTATTGCAACTGCCACAGCGGCAATTCTAAAATTTGTTATATGGCCTATTAGGATTATTACTCTACTTGCCGCACTTAATGAAGCAATAAAATTTGCATTTGATTTTGATCCTGTAGAAAAATTTGTTGAATATGTCAAAGGTGCTGCCAGTGCCATAGGTGCAGTGTTGCCTGAATTTTTAAAATTCAACAAATCTGCTGCGGGTGCAGGTCGTGGTGGTAGTCCTGAGATAACCAAACAACTTCAACAGCAAGGCGAGGAGATGCGCAAGCAGAGTGAAGAATTAAAAAAACAACAAGACGCCTTAAAAAATAAACCTACAGTAATTAGAGATGTCACAGATGCGTTTGCAAAACAACGAATAACTATCAATGCAACCAGTGATGCTTTCAAAGACGCAAACAAGAAAATCATAGAAAACTTAAATCTAGAAACCAGCTTGATAGGCAAATCAAAAGAATTCAAAGATAGTCAGAAATCACAGCAAGAGATATTACAAAGAGCCGCTGAAGAAGTAGACAAACTTACAGATGCAAAATCTAAACTTAGTGCAGAAGAACAACGAGCAGGACTTGGTTCTTTGTATGACCAACAGATTAAAAAGATAAATGAAATAGCTCAAGCAGATGCCAAACGCAGTGCTGAAGCAATTAAAAATAACAATGTCGCTTTAAATGTAGAACAGTTGAGATTGTTTGCTAATGAATCATTAATTGATTTACAAAACAAAGCCAATGATTTAGCAAAACAAAGTGCCTTGATGTTGTTGCCACTACAGGCCAAAGGCTATGCTGAAATAGAGTTAGCGGCAATTGAAGCTGCCAAAGCAAAAATACAAGCAGAAGAAGTGCGTCGTGGTGAAAAATTAGATCCAGCTGAACAGGCAAACTATTATAAAGCCGCAAGACAAGGCATTGAAGAAACCAAAGCAGCTCAAGATGAATTGAATGTTACCACAGAAAAATATAATCTCTTGCAGTTTAGCCTAAGGTCACAGTTTGATCTACAAAAGAAAATCAGAGACATTCAGCATGAAATGAGCACAGCCACTCTCAGCGGCATTTCAAAGAAGTATGCTGACATTGAGAAAGCTGCCAGAGATGCCGCTGAAGCACAGATACAAGCAGAAGAAGTTCGCACTGGCAAAGAGCTAGATGAGAATCAACGCAAGGCCTATTATGAAACAGCAAGAAAAGGCATTGAAGAACTTAAACAAGCAGAAACTGAAAGTTATGAAGCCAGCCGTAATGGTCTAACTGGTCTTAAGAAAGCACTGAATGAATATGTTGATGATGCTACCAATGCTGCCAAGAATGTAGAAAACGTGTTCCGCAAAGCCACACAGGGCATGGAAGACATGATTGTGAAGTTTGCCAAGACTGGTAAGTTTGAATTTAAAGAGTTTGTAAATTCAATGCTAGAAGATTTACTGCGCAGTCAGATTCGCCAGACCATGGCCAACCTGTTTACCATGTCAGGCAACCAAGTCAAAGGTGGCGGAGGCGGCTTGTTTGGTGGTAGTATCATCCCAGGCATATTAGCAGCAGGCGGTCCAGTTAGTGATCGTCGTCCTTACATTGTTGGTGAGAGAGGTCCAGAATTGTTTGTTCCAAACTCAGCAGGCAGCATGGTTCCCAACAGTGGACTAACCAGTGGCAGCAATGTCACTTACAATATATCTGCTGTGGATGCCATGAGCTTCAAACAAATGATTGCCAGAGACCCCAGCTTCATACACGCAGTAGCAATGCAAGGTGGCAAAACTGTGCCAGCAAGGAGATAATACATGAGTTTTCAATGGATCGTAAACAGATCAGAAAGTCTAAGCATAAATCGCAAACGCATGGTTGCCAGCACCACAGCACGTGACGGCATTGTGCGAACTGTGAGTCGTGGCACACAGCCTAAACGATTTGAAATCAAAGTTCCAGATGGTATCTACTGGAGTGACATACGTACTGATATCGTGGCAGCAGAAGCACTAGATAGAATAACCACTGCAACAATTTCCATACCATATGCCAAGTTTCCTTGGTATTATGGTAATGTAGCACCAGCCAGTGATGAAAGTTATACCGTTCGCTGCATACAATTTCCTGAGTGGGTTATTTTTGCTCGCAACCAAGTCAGTTGGAGCGGTGCTTTTGTGTTTCAAGAGGTGTTGTAATGGCAGTGCTTGATCTCAACAGCACCTATGCCATACAGACACACCTGTTTGTAAAGATTACTTTATCAGACAGCACAGTATTATTGTTCAGTGATAGGATTACAGCCACAACCATTGACGGCAGCACCTACACTGGACTTGGTAAACTATTAGCAGTCAGCGGCAGCAACAGTGAAATCCGCAGCAGTGGTCAGGACCTCACCATCAGCATCAGTGGTGTGCCAAACTCAAGTATCACTGACATACTGGCTGCAAATATCAAAGGCAGTCCTGTGGTCATACTTAGAGGTTTATACAATGCCACTAACGACACTTTCTTAAGCAGTCTTGCTGGCAATCCTATCATAAGATTCAGTGGTTACATCAACAACATTGGCTATGAAGAAGACTACGACATTGACAACAGAATCAGTTCCAACACAGTGGTGTTTAGCTGTGCCAGCAATGTTGATGTGTTAGAAAACAAAATAGCCAGTAGAAAAACCAACAGTGAAAGCCACAAGAAGTTCTTTCCTACAGATGTCAGCATGGATCGCGTGTCCGCACTAGAAAACAGTTTCTTTGACTTTGGAGCCAAACTATGAGTTTCTTAGATGATGTGGTTGACTTTGGTTCCAAGATATACAACAGCGTCAGCAGTTCAAATATTGCATCCAGCATAGCCAAGACTGCGGCATTAGGATTTCTTGTTAATCAAGTCAGCAACAGTGTTAACAAGAAAAGTAGTTTGCCTCAGGCATCGCAGACTTCACAACCAGATAAATCAGTTCGTGAACAGATGAGTCCAGACACCAATCACAGCATACCTGTGGTCTATGGCACTGGCTATCTCAAAGGCATTATCACAGATGCTGTGATGAGCAATGACAACAAGACCATGACCTACTGCATAACCATCTGTGAGAAAACAGGCATCAAACTTTCAGACAGCGCAGACAGTGTGATTACATTTGACAAGATCTATTTGAACAGCAACGAAGTTCAATTCAACAATGACGGGCTCACAGTTCTAAGCACCACTGATGAGGACGGCAACACAGACAACACTATGAATGGACTCATACGCATCTACTGTTTCAACAATGGCGGTAGTTCACCTGTAGTGCCTGTAGGATATGCTAATGGTTCTTTGGGATATGCTTATAGTGTGTTCCCTGGATGGACAGCCAATCACACCATGACCAGCACAGTGTTTGCCATTGTGGTTGTTGAATACAACAAAGAAAAAAACATCACCAGTCTTGGTGAATTAGAATTTAAACTAACTAATTCTATGACTCTACCTGGTGATGTGCTAAATGACTACATGAAATCCACACGATATGGTGCGGGACTAACAGATCAGGAGATTTACAGCGCATGAACAGCCTAACAGAATTAAATGGATTTGTCAACGGATTTTCATTGCCTTTTACTGATGTTAGATTGGCCAATGTCTTATTTGACAGACCAAATGCAGTAAATCAAACACAGAGCGTGGACAGAGGTTTCACAGTCACAGGCAGCATAGGCATTGATATTATAGAAATATTAAATGCCGCCAACAGCACACCAAGTTATCAAATTGATCTGTCTGGATTGGCCTCAGCCAGTTTGTCATATGCCAGTGTGCCAGCTGGTGTCACTGTGACTGAAACTGCGCCAAGAGTCTATGTGATTACAGGCTTTACAGACAAAGCCACTTGGGATCTTATCAAATCACCTACAATTGATTTTGCAGATGATTTTGTAGGTGCATGGACCTATACTTCAACTATATCATATGTCAGCGCCTTAGACGGTGGACAGAGTCGTTCGTGGACCACAGCAGTCACTGTGAATGCCGTGTTGTTGCTTACAGCGCCTACACAGTTTGTCTATGCTCTCAGTGATGTTAGTGCTATCACAGGTGCACCACTATTAGGTAATCTTGATGCTGCCTATCCAGGCGTTATTTTCACAGTGACTATAACTCCAAATACTATACTCAGCATAAACACATTTACAACCACTGGCACAGGTGGATCATTCTCAGTGAATGCATCTACCAAAGTTATTACTATCTCAGGAACCAGAACACAGGTCAACAGTCGCATAAATGGTCTAAGAATTGATGCAAACGCTGTGGCAGTAGATTTTGCCTTGACCTATAGTGTTACTAACAATCTAAATGGAGTCACTGATTCGCGCAGTCAAACTTTGATATCAGCAGGTTTGGCCATATTAGCCGCAGTCACACAGGTTCAGATATACTACAATGAAGACACTGCGTTTTTGCTCACAGGCGCACCTGTTATCAATGACGTGGGTTTTGATGGCACTGGCACATATGGTTATACCATCACACCCAGCACCACAAGTGCTATCAGCACTATCGCAGTCACAGGTTCAGGTGGCACAGTGTCATTTAACAATTCCACAAAGGTGTTAACCATCACTGGGTCACGCTCAGAAATCAATGCAAGACTGTCATTGATCACAATAACTCCAGGTGTGGATTTTGCCAGCAATTTTACTCTGTCATATGCCTGCAGTACGCCAAGAGCAGACACGGCCACCAAGGTGCAGGTTGTGAGCATAGGTAGCACTGACACTGAAATTGTTAATATGAATGTGAATCGCAATTTCTTGGCCAATGCCAGCAACTCTATTTTTGCAACCACTACACCTCAAATCAGCGACAATGATGCTACGAATCCCTCATACACAGTGGTGTTTAGTTGCAACAACGGCATCTTCAGTTACTCAACCAGTCTCAGCCCAGTCGTTGACAGTGGAGGATCAAATCCATTAAGTATCACTGGCACAAAAACATTTATCAATGATAGATTCAGCAGTGTGAAATTTTACCCCACTGTGAATTTCAGTGGCAACACCACATTCACTTACACACAGTTCAAGAATGGTGTGCAACAAGTTTCTCAGACCGTGGCATTGATAGGCGCAGCTAATTCATTTGCCACAGTGCTTATTAATATTCTTGCCAGTCAGACATATACACCAACTCCTGAGTTGTTGTTGTATTCACAGTATGAAATTGTGTTAGTAGGTGGTGGTGGTGGCGGCGGAGCCTTTAATGGTGCAGGCGGCGGCGGCGCCGCAGTGACCACTGCTGTTAATCAACAATGGATTAATCAAACTTATACTGCTGTAGTTGGCTCAGGTGGAGCAGGTGGCACATTTATACCATATGACGAGGTTCCTAATTCACAAAAGACTGAAGTTTATTCAGGAAAAAATGGCACAGCAACAACTTTTGCAGGATTATCTGCTGCTGGTGGTTTGGGAGCAACTTCAATTTACAATACTTCCACTGGGAATATGCCGCAGGTGGGAGGAACCAGTGGTAATGGCAATGCTGGCGCAGGCTCATTTACAGGCACTGGTGGCTCATCACGCGGAGGCGGCGGAGGTGGCGCAGGTGGTGTAGGTCTAGGAAGTCCTAATGGTGTAGGTGGTGCAGCAGTGTCTCACACGTTTAGTGTGCCCTACAGTGGAGGAGGTGGGGCAATACAACTGTTCAATCTAGGGCGTGGGGGTCAAGGCAATGGCAATTCAAGATCAGCACAAAATGGTTATGGTGGAGGCGGTATTGTGGGTGACTTAAATGGTCAAGACGGTAGTCCAGGTAATGCCAACGTCTACGGAGCAGGCGGCGGCGGCGGCAGAGCAGGCGGTGCTGGCAGCCAAGGCAGAATTGTTATTGTAGCTTACCAAAGATAGGATTAAAAAAATATGCCAACACTTTATGCTCCTTTAAAAATCAACGGTGTGATCAGCACAGATAAAACTGTGTTGCAGAATCTCAATGATATCTGCAATGCCTGCGGTGCATTCTTGACCTTTGACATCAGCCAAGGCAAATGGTCAGTGGTCATAAACACCACTGGTTCTAGTATCAAAAGTTACAGTGATTCAAACATCATTGGTAACATCACAGTTAGTGAGACTGGTGTCAACGAACTATACAACAGTGCTACTTTTGAATTTCCACACAAAAGTCTAAGAGATCAAACTGATTTTGTAGAAGTTGTGATACCATCAGGCGACAGACTGCCTAACGAAATTGAAAATCCTTTACAGATGCAAAGTGACTTGATCAATGATCCTGTACAGGCTCAATACATTGCTGGCATAGAACTTAAACAAAAACGTCTAAACAAAATAATTCAATTTACCACGGACTATACCAGTCTTGGCCTAAAGGCAGGAGATCTCATTGATGTCACTGCTGCCATGTATGGATTTACTTCAAAGGTATTTCGTGTTACCAAAATAGAAGAAGTAGATGATGATGTCATTGGCATCAACATCACTGGCATGGAATACAGCGCAGATGTCTACAGTACCGCTGGTTTGGTGTTCAAAGAAAGAAGCAAAAAAACAGGCATCTTACTACGACAGCAGAATGATGTAATCAAAGAGTTAGATGATGCTGGTGTGGCTGGCAGCATTGGTAGAATGATTGCTGCCAATGTGGGATTAGGCATTGCCAATAACTTGCTGAACAAATTGTTTGGACGTAATCAAATAGGCACTGATGCCAATGGCAATCCCATTTATTCAAGACAGACCAAACCCGCTGACGCTTCTGCTGAAGAATTAGACAAAATATTAGCTGGTGCCAAAAAACCAGCACTTCAAACCATAAGCGCAGGTGGCACGCTCTGTGAAGGTGCCTCAAAAACCATCACAGTTGGGCACACTTGTTCAAGTTGTTTGTTTGACATACCCCCACTAAATTATGCATACACCATAACTGGTATATCCGCAGGTGATATCAACATACCACTAACTGGTAATGTATTGGTCACAAATGGTGTGGGCGCTTTGACATTTACTGCTACCAATGATGCCACAGCAGAAGGCAGCGGCACAGGTATTGAAACTGCCACAGTGACCATAGGCGGCTTATCTACCACGGTACAAATTTATGATAGTTCAGACTCAGGACTTGTTTCAGCAACAAGAAATAATGCCAGCATCACAGAAGGCGGTAGTTCAACAGTGACATTGACCGCAACTGGTGCAGCTCTCAATGCTGTTATTCCTTATGTGATATCAGGAAGTGCCACAGGCAAGGTATCAAGTCCTGCACTAACTGGCACAGTTACTACCAGCAGTGGCACAGCAACCTTAACTATCTCAACCACAGATGATGGAGTTTATCAAGGCACACAGGCCCTGACCATAACATTTGGTACTTCAAGTGCCAACCCTTGTGCAACTGGCACCACGGTATCAACCAGTATTACAGTATTAGACAATGAAACAGCCCCAGAAGTTCCACCGCCACCACCGCCAGATGTGGTTAGACAATATATTTCAACTCCTGTGGTTTGGAGCGGCACATATGATGGAACCACAGGACAATTGAAATCCATAAGTGTGCTTCAGAGTGCATTTATGCCTGTGCCTTTTGCAGGCGAGCCTACTGCCAATGTGCCGTTGACACTAAGCGTTTCACAAGGCAATCCAAGTTCTATCACTGTGACATCAACTAGATCAATAAGCACAGTAGCAACACTAGGCGGAACACTGTTAGAACCAATCACTTCCTTTAACACCGTGGCTCCAAACTCTGCCATCACAGGAACCAGAGCAGCCATATTTGGATATTATTAATCTTTTATCTGCTTTTTTCAGTGATTTTTGAGGTTTCATATAAATACATTGGGAGCAGTGCTCCCAACAGACAACCATATGTTGTCTGCATAGACAACATATCACAAAGGAGACCCTCATGTCCGCAGCATCAAATTTTTTAGAAAACAAAGTATTAGATCACGTTCTACGTTATTCCACAGCACCATACACAGCACCATCTACTCTGTACTTGGCTCTGTTCACAAACACCAGCACCAACGCCGCAGCTAACCTAGAAGCAGGCACATTGACTGATGAAATAGGCACATCAGGCACAGCATATGCTCGTAAGGCAGTGACATTCGCAGCCGCTTCAAGTGGTTCAAGTGCAACCAACGCAACAGTGACATTTGATGCCGCTACTGCAACCTGGGGCACAGTCACACACATCGCTATCATGGACGGTGGCACAGCAGGTGCTGGCAATGTCCTGTTCTACGGTGCAGTTACAACTTCCAAGCTGATAGAATCTGGCGACACTTTCCAAGTAAGTTCTGGTAACTTAACAGTATCTTTAGCCTAATAGGCTCGTAGAGGGTGTTAGTGGTCTAGCACCCTCTTTTTACTTACAAGGAGAGTTTCAATGGCTAAGCCAATAATCGTCACAAGAATAGGAAAGGGCAGTGAATTAACCTTTGGCGAAGGTGACGCCAATTTCACAAACCTACAAAATGCCACAATATCAGTGGCAGGTGATTCAGGCACCACACAAGCCTTGGATCTCAATGACACCTTAACCGTTGCAGGCGGCACAGGACTAAGCTCAGTGATGACCACTGACACAGTCACACTTAATCTAGACAACACCGCAGTCACAGCAGGTTCATATACCAAAGCCAGTGTTACTGTTGATGCACAAGGTCGTATCACAGCCGCTTCAAACGGCAGTGCTGATTTTACACAAAGCGATGCCCGCACATCAATATCAGTAACTGATGCAGGCGGTGATGGTTCATTAGGTTATAATTCATCAACAGGTGTTATTACCTACACAGGTCCAAGTGCCACAGAAGTTCGTGCTCACCTAAGTGGATCAACAGGTATTTCATACAATTCAACAACTGGTGCAATTAGTTCAACAATTACACAATATACAGACACTAATGCAAGAGGTGCTGTCAGTGTTACAGACGCAGGCGGTGATGGTTCATTAGGTTATAATTCATCAACAGGTGTTATTACCTATACAGGACCTTCAGCAGCTGAGGCTCGTGCTCACTTTAGTGGTGGCACTGGTATTACCATAACAGATGGTGTAGTAGCCACTACAATCACTCAATACACTGACGCAGCCGCAAGAGGTGCTGTCAGTGCTACAGACGCAGGTGGCGAAGGAAGTTTTGCCTACAACAATACCACAGGTGTGTTTACCTATACAGGCCCAAGTTTCAGTGGCCTTGAAGTAACTTCTGCAAAAAATCAAGCCAATGGCTACGCTGGCCTAGACGCAGGCGGTAAGGTTGCTTCAGCACAATTGCCAAGTTATGTTGATGATGTTGTTGAAGCCGCTAACCAGGCTGCATTACCAGCCACAGGTGAAACCTCAAAGATCTATGTGACACTAGACAACAACAAGATCTATCGTTGGAGTGGTTCAGCCTATGTTGAAATTTCAGCAAGTCCAGGAAGCACAGATGCAGTTACAGAAGGTGCAACCAATCTTTACTACACTGACGCAAGAGCCCGCGGTGCCTTAAGTGCATCAACTGGTATATCATATAATTCATCAACTGGTGCCATTAGTTCTACTATTACACAATACAATGACGCAAGTGCTAGAGCAGCCATATCAGTAACAGATGCAGGTGGCGATGGTTCAGCAAGTTACAATTCATCAACTGGTGTTATTACCTACACAGGTCCAGGAACCACTGACTACCGTGCGGCATTTACAGCAGGCACTGGTATCACAATTACCAGTGGTTCTATTGCCACAACTATCACGCAATATGCAGATTCAAATGCTCGTTCAGCACTTAGTGGTTCAACAGGTATTTCTTACAATTCATCAACTGGTGCAATAGCCATTGCTGATACAGCAGTTACACCTGCTGCCTATACCTATGCCAGCATCACAGTAGATGCACAAGGTCGTATCACAGCCGCATCAAACGGAACTGCTCCATTAACATCAGGTGGTGCATTAGGCACACCAAGTTCAGGCACACTGACAAACTGCACAGTAGATGGCACAAACCCAATTGGTTATCGTGATTTACCAGCAGTAGGCACTAAAACAAGTTCATATTCATTGACCACAGGTGATGTGGGCAAGTATGTGCAAGTGACAAGTGGTGGTTCAATCACCATACCTAACTCTACATTTGCAGAAGGTGATGTGGTTGTGGTTGTAAACAATCACACCGCAGCCATTACCATTACCTGCACTATTTCAGATGCTTACATTGGCGGCACTGACACTGACAAGGCCACAGTGAGTTTGGCCACTAGAGGTGTTTGCAACATCCTGTTTCTAAGTGGAACACGCTGTATCATAACTGGGAATGTATCATAATGAGTGGCTTTCTATCATCAATGGTTGGTGCTACCTATGCAGTAGCGGCCCCACCTAGAACCGCTATCACCATTACTGCAGTTGGCAATGCCAAGATATCTACAGCACAATCAAAGTTTGGTAGTGCATCAGCATTGTTTGATGGTGCTGGTGATAGACTGGATGTTTCAAATACTGGTAATCCTTTTAATTTTGGCACAGGGGCTTTTACATATGAATTTTTTGTAAACACAACTGCAATTGCCGCAGGTGACAGACACGCAGTGTTCTATCACGATGATGGTTGTCGCATTGAAATAAGAAGAACTGGTGCCAACATCTTCCCTCACGTATATCTTAACAACACACTTGCTGATCCAACTGATCCGCAAATTACAAGTTCACAATATATCACAACAGGCACCTGGAATCACATTGCATTGGTAAGAAATTCAAATACATTAACAATATATGTCAACGGAGTTTCAGGTGGGACTTCTGCTACACTTGGGGCAACTCTAAGCAGTCAGAGTGCTTTGTATATAGGTAATCGTGAAGACAACACTTTAAGTCTAAATGGATACCTTGATGAACTTCGTATTTCAAATATCGCACGATACACCGCTAATTTTACGCCACCTGCTGCCGCATTTGTCAACGATGCTAACACCAAATTGTTAATACACGCAGACGGAACTAATAATTCTACAGTATTTTTAGATGATACAGCCTAAGGAATAAACTGTGGCCATTAAAGACTTTTCAAGCGGTCCCCAGAATTACTTTGAACCAGGGTATTTCAATGGGGACTACACTGAACCTAATGTTTCAAGAGCATTCTTAGAATGTGATATTGATAAAATTAGGGGTGGACGTGTAGTCACAGGTGAATATTACCTAGGCAACTATATTGATGGTACATACTACCACAACAATTCTATAAAGACCACATTTACTGCCACAGCAAGTAAAATTATCAATGGCAACGCTTCACTGCAAGACTATTTTGAGCCTGGATATTTTGTCAATGGCTACATAGAACCTAGATCAGCAAAGGTCACAGTTTCTTGTCAAGCCACAAGAACAAGAAGTGCCACAGCGGCTTTTGCTTCTGTGTTCCAACAAACTGCTCAGGCTAGATTAATCACTGACATCAACTTGTTTGCATTTGGCAATGCGGCTATCAGTGTTCAAGTAAGAAGAATCCGTGATACTAATATTGCATTGAGCAGTGTGTTCAATGTTGCCACGGACTTTGTGGTCAAACGAAATGGCGATGCAGATGTTGACGCTATATTCTCTGCCATAATTGCAGGACTACGCAGCCGTGATGTCAATTTACAGACGCAGGCTGCGTTTTCTTTTACGGCAGCAACAGGTGTAGTTAAACAACTATCTAGTTCAGTATCTGCTCAAGCAGACATAAGCACTGTGGCTCAACGTGTGAGAAATCTAGAATCTGATCAAAGCACAAGCTCTAGTCTCTCAGTCACAGCAATCAAAATAAGATCCTTACAGGCTGCGTTGTCTGCGGTGTGTTCTATCTCAGCCACAGTAAGAAAAATCCGTGATGCTCATCTAACTGGCACTGGCGTTGCAGCCTTGACCTGTTCAGCATCATTCTCAGGTGTGTTCTCAGCACAAATGCAGAGCACTGCTGTGATAACTGCCAATGTTGGCAGAACCACATTGGCAGCTTCTGCACTGACCGCATTTAGTATTATGTTAGTTAGCAGATATGCAGGCAGTCAAAGACCTCGCACATTAGGTAATTCTGGACCATTTACTTCTACAGCCAAATATGGCACAGCCAGTCTGCAAGGTAGTGCTCTTTCTTTATCTCCTGCTCAGGTGTTGTTGTTTCCACCCCCACCTGGACAAGATTGGGTCTATGAAAGTTATATCTATCCTACTGCATCAACAGTTACTCAAGCCAGTATTTTAGATACAGCAGGCAGTTTATTTCTTGAACTTAGAGTTAACAGTAATCGCACAGTGCGTATGCAGGTGTATAATCATACCAGCGGTGTAAGAACTACGTTATACGGAGTAACCAGTTCTGCGGTGTCTGTAGGTGCTTGGCATCATTTAACTGTGGTTAAAAACTCAAGTGCTTTAAGTTTCTATGTTGATGGGGCCAGAGTTGGCATATTTACTGCCACAGCTGGATGGGATTCTTATGGTTTTAGTGAAACACCTGTAATCACACAAATTGCCCGTGATAATTTGTTTTTAGATGAATCTAGTTTGTCTTATGGCACTACATATGGACATAATCCTAGTTCTACTACAATTTCAGTGCCTACTACTGCACGAGTTAATGATCCTTTAACCACACAATTTTTATATCATTGGGAAAGCAACGGTGTTGATGACATCAATGTGCAACACGTTGGTCAAGCCAGTCTGTTATCTCAATTTACAGCCTCCGCACAACTTACTGGTCCAGTACGTGCATCTAGTGCATTGGTTGTCAGCAGTTCATTACAGGCCACTATCAGTCACATTGAAGGCGCTGACCTTGTGGCGTTTGCCAACAGCACCATTGTTGTCAATGTAGATAAATTACGCATTGCTGCCGCCAGTGTCACTTCTGTAAGTAGTATCAGCACCACTGTGGTCAAAACAGCCAGTGCTGTATCAAACCTTGCAGCCAGCTGTGAGTTAACAGCCACTGCAAATAGAACAAGACCATTTACTGCAGATATTACCGCATTGGGCAGTCAATTAACGGCGGCCATACGTATTCGTGGATTGTTGGTAGATGACCTCAGTGAATTTGTAATCAATGCGTTAGTGAACAAGATTGGCAGTGCTGTGAGTGCAGTTTCTGCGTCAAGCAGTCTACAAGCCACCGCGTTAAAAATCAAACAACTGGATTCTGCCTTAACTACACAGGCCACAGTTAGTGCTGTTGGAGTTAGTGCAAAAATAGTCTCTGCCACTATCAGCAGTGCATTTACCATCAGTACAGATGCAAAGAGATTAAGAAGCACTGTAATTACAGTGGCATCTAATACTCAGCTTATTGCTGCGGGCAACAATCTTGGCAAGATAGAATCCACACTGTTTAACACTGCATCAGTTACCGCTAACATTAACAAAACAGTTAGTGCTGTGGTAAGCATATCTGCAGTCAGCACTGTGAATGCCGTAGTTGCAAGAACACGTGATACTGCATCTGCTGTTAACAGTAGCACAGCTATTACAGCAGATGCTCAAAGAGTTACCACAGCATCAGCGGCGTTTGCCACAGTGGCATCACAGTTGTCAGTGGCTGCAGAAATATCAGGATTGCAAGCATTATTGGCCACAGCAGTGACATTAACAGCAGTTGCCAGCAGAATACGTAATGTTAGTGCGAATATAACTACTATTAGTCAGTTAACAGGGGCACTTGGCAAAATCATTAGTCTAAGTTCTGCTCTAACAGCCTCAAGCACATTTACTGCCAATGCTGGTCGTCGTGTTGGTGGAGCGGCAAACATTGCGTCAGCCATGCAGTTTGTGGTAGTAGCACGTGAAATAAGATTGGATAACATTGTTTATGTTATTCCTGGTGAAACAAGAGTGTATGTTATCAAAGGCGAGACTCGCATACATCGTATCAGAGAAGAGACTCGTTATTATACAATTTAGGAGAAGCATATGGCTATTTCAGGATTTGAACAAAGCATACAGGGTCTAACCACACGCAAGGACACCAATGCACAATTAATTTACACATTTGACTGGAGTGATTGGTTGCCCACAGGAGACACTATTACTGCCAGCACTTATGTCATCACAGCTCGTGCCAATGATCCAGATCCCTTGGCCATTCATTCACAAGGACGTACATCAACTACCACCTATGTGGAACTTAAAGAAGGTCAAGAGGGCAAGGTCTATTCAGTGAGTGTGCAGATTACCACTGCCAATGGTTTGATTGACAGACGCACATTTAGAGTCAAAGTTGAAAGGCGTTCAGCATAATGAGCACGCTCAAAGAACTGGCCAAAGAGATTGAAATAATCAAAAACAATCACTTGGCTCACATGGCTGAAGACATTGACCGCGTTGAAAGCAAGGTAGACAAGATTGACAACAGAATTTGGGCCATTCTAATTATTCTATGTGGTGCCACATTTGTGCCACTTTTAGTCAGCATGTTCAAAGACACCTTATAAGTATGTGATGGACGATGAAGTATTCAAACAAAAACTATCAGAAGTAGCAGAATGGCGTGTGCCCAAACTTAAAGAATGGCAAGTTGAACAAGCCAAACAAAAAGCTCGCGGCAAAGGTCGCCCCACAAGTGAAGACCTGTATCAAGAAGAACACAACAAAATATTCTTAGAAATATTCAATGGAGTGAATCCCACATATGCTCCAGAAATCACCAAAGTCAAAATACAAGCGGTGACCTGCGGTGACTGTGGCCAAGTATGTGAACAAGGCAGACGCACTGAAGTCAAGTTCTGTGCTGCTGGTAGAAATGAAATGCCCTATCGCAAAGAACGCTGTGTGGAATGCAATCTCTATCGTGATCCTGTGACTGGCAAATTCTCAGTGAGCGTGGCCAGAGCTGCTCACGTGTTTTCCCAGCATGCCAAACTGCTTTGGTTAGAAAGCAAATCTGCTAAAAAAATCACATTATCTCAAGATTCTACCCTAGACAAATAAATACATCAGCAGAGACAATTCCGTTATTCTACCTGGATATGGGCTTGCTGTCATACCAAAGAGTTTTTCTATTGCCATTGAGAAACCGCTCTGTTAGAAACGTCCAGCCATTGGGCGTTTCGCCTTTTGTGATATCACTTTTATCACGTTATTTTTATCTCGTGATAAATATTATCAGCAGGCAAATACCAAGGCTCATTATGGCAACTCAAAAATATCTCAATCAAGCACTACAATTAGCAACCATGGCGTTGCAGTACGCTGAATCACTTACTCCTAGGCAAAGACGAACATTCCGTAGATTTCTCAAAGATTCAAACTT